AGACCATCCCAGATCGTGTTTCCGAATGATGGCGGCACCAAGAATCCACCATCTGACGGCACTCCCTGACTCCCACCAGTAGCGGCGGCGAGAGGAATAAGACGCGGATCAATCGCAGCACCAGGCATACATGCCCGATGGACCTGACAAGCAAATTCACCAAAGAACTTGAATCCAGCCTTACGTTCTTCTTCTGCATCCTTCGCGATGGCAGGAATCGATACCCTCGGAGATTTCGATGGAACCTTCTCGGGATCGCCATCGCCAAGATCGTTATCGAGAGATGCCATTTCCGCTCGTCTCTGAGCATCGAGTTGCTCAAGGTCTTCACGATTCTTCGCGTCATCAAGCTTCTCGCGAGCATCGGAGAGAAGATCTTTGATCTTGGCGTCTTCCTCTTCTGTCAACTTACGACTTCCATCGTCTGCTTTCTTCTGGATCGCTTTCGCTTCATCGAGAAGCTCTCCAGATTCCTTCCGTAGCTTTACCGTGAGCATCGCAACTCCACCTCTTGAAATAGGATGAAAGATTCCGCAGCGATGGACACGAAGATGGCGCTGCGACAAGAGACGCTTTGATCAAACGATGTCATATGCACCGATTAACCGACGATCGGACATCTGCCGATCGAGTTGAGCCGTCGATTTTTCGCGTCGAGTCTATGCCGACATCAACAGCTCTGTATCCAAAGTATGCAGATCAGATAAAGCCTTGCCAGAAAAAAAAATACGAGCCAGGCGAAACAAGAAAGAGGGAAGTGCGGAAATCCTTATTTGAACCTGGCTCAATATAGTGGTCACTTCTTTACGTTCTGTCCCTGGCTCAACTCAATCTCAAGCTCTGCCATCTGAATGCTCGAGGAGAGGTCACCGCCTGGCTGAGGAGTCGTCGTGAGCGTCTCCGCAAACTGGATAACCGAATCCTCAAAGCTCATCACATCGTCGACCAAGCCGAGAGCTTGAGCCTTTACAGAGATCCAGAGTCTCCCAGTTGCGACGTTTACCAGGGATTGACCGACCAAGCCCCTACCGTCGCTGACAGCCGCCAGGAAGTGAGCGTTGAAGTCATCAACCTGCTCTTGAAAGACAGCGAGCATTTCATCAGTGACTTCCGTTCCTGGTGCTCCAGCTCCCTTGAGATCGCCTGTTGAGATCACGTGAACCTTGAGCCCTGCCGCATCTACCGCTTTCGAGGAGTCAACCAGGACAGCGATAGTCCCGATCGATCCAGCTTCACCAAGTTGATTGATCGAGATACCTTGCGTCTGGCTCGCGATCCAGAAAGCAGCGCTTGCGCCGATGTCTTCGATATGCGCCCTGATCGGCTTGACTTCGGCAAACCTCCTGACCTCTTCGGCCAGCTCGAACGTTCCCGCAGCGGTGCCGCCTGGAGAATCGATCGCGAGCATTACTCCAGCTACGCTATCGTCTGTTGCGGCTTCGCGAAGAATCATCCGCGTTTCAATTGTTGAAGATCCACCGAAAGAACTCCGCCTCTTTGCCATCGGCCCGTTAATCGGAACGATCAACATCCCGTTTGGACCTCTCTCAGAGAGGATCACATCATCATCGTCATCCTCGTGGAGCATCTGAGGCTTGAGGTCTCCGTTGCGATAAGCCGCCAGCGCTTGAGTAAACCATTGCTCATGAACAAGCCAGAGTCCAAAGAGTTGGAGTCCACATCTCTTCATCATCTCGATCCTCCTACAATGTCCTTCAACAAACGATGGATGACAAGATCCCGATTCTTCGGTGCCGTTTCAACGTAGAAGGTTGAGAACTTCTCGACGTGCATCATCTCAAGCTTTCGATCCAACAACCTGCTGATGGATCTTGCGACTGGCGATACGGCATCGAAAACGTATTTAGCATGAAGTCTCCGAAAGCCCAACCACCACTCATCAAAAGCACTTGCAACCTCTCCATGCTTCTTGACAGCATTGACTGTTGCAAGCCGCTCTTTCTTGTCGCAACCAGCAAGAGCCTGTTTGATCAAATCAAAATACTCCTGACGTGGTTCTGATCCATCATTTGGCTCATTCTCGAATCCATCAGTTTGACCAGCAGGAGGGTCATTCATCGCGAGCGTGTCACCCCTGGCGGCATCTTTACTCCTGACCATCTGCCCTTGGATGTAGTAAGTATTCCCATCTGGCCCGATAGGATTCATATCGTTTTGTTCACGGATGTCGTTCTGTGACATCACCCCGATATTGAACATCTCCCGGAAGAATTTCGAGCGAGCCGCAGAGTCGCCGCGAAGAAGCTCATCGAGGTTATGCCTTGCAAAGAACTCATCCTCTTCACCAATGAAGAGTTTCCGTTCAATCTCCTCTTCCCATCGCTGGATCCAAGGCATCAACGTATCGTTGATATGATCAAGGTTTTGTTGCTCGATATTCGAGAAGGTTGCCTCTGTCAGTTGCGCGAGCTTATGCGGTGCGATGCGAAGCCAGCGAGCCACCTCGTTGACCGAGAAGTTTTGCGACTCGATCATCTGTGCATCTTCTGGCGGAATCGTTATCTGTTGCCACTCCGCACCCTGCTCCAGAATGATGGGCTTATGCCATCCAGACTCACCTGAATAGGTTTCTTGCCATTGCGTTCGCAAACGTTCAAGCTCTTCCGCATCGCGAAACTTCTTAGCAAATCGCAATGCGCCCTTTGGACTCGATCCACTTCTAAAGAAAGAAGCAGAGAAACGATCTTGCGCAATAGCTCTCCCAAGACTCTCCGCACCAAGACGCGCAACCGAGTAACCGTTAACTCCATCATCAGATACCCCATGCAAATGGAACATATTCGTCTGAAGAACGATGATGGTTTCGATGGATGTCTTGTTGCGATCTAAGCCGACCTCGTAAAAGGTTCTCCCTCGATCGTCAATATCCACCTTCACCCTGCTTGGATGAACAATATCGAGCCGCTGTGGCACTCCTCTTCCGTTCCTTGTGATGAGCGCGAACCCTCCTCCCCATGAAATTGCGTTAGCCGTCATCGATTCGCGAAACGACATCGATGCCATGTTCTCGTTTGGCGAACGCTTCAGCAGCGAATAAACGGGATGGTCTGGAGCTGGCTCTCTCCCTCTCTTCAGCTTACGAAACGTACGCAGCGGAAGCTTTGCAATATCTTCCGAGATGATGCGAATGCCATCGTAGTAAGCAGAGAGCGTCAACGCATTATGTGGGTTAACGCGAATACCTGAAGAAGTAACCTGAGAGACGAATCCAAGAGGCTGCCACTGTCGCTCATCGCGGAGATCGCTAACAGTTGGATTCTCTGCCGTCATCAATCTTCCAAGGATACACATTACTTCTCTCCACGGAGGAATTCTCTTCGTGCTTCTCGTGCTTCTTCGGCTGTCGAGAAATAGCCGATGTATCTGTTTCTTCCATCAACCTTGGCGCGAGCAATGAATGGCTTAGATCGTTTTCGTTTATCCTTCTGAATCCCAGGTCCGTACTTACTTTGATCTCTACGATTTTCACCATTCATTCTATTCGTGACGACTCTCAGATTCTCTCTGCGATTATCGAGAGTGTCGTGATTGATGTGATCAGCCTGAAGCCCATCACCATATTGGAGTCCGAGGATTTGTCGATGCATATAAACGCTCACCGCCTCGCCTCGCTCTTTGACCGATCTTGCCGCGTAATAAGATCCTATCTTCTCATTCCAAACGGCATGCCATCGATACTGCCTGATCCCTTCGTAGTCTTCATCGTCTACCCTGCTGAGTAGGTTCTTCCCGATCTCGATCACTCTTGATGACATAGATGAAATCCGTAAGAAACAAATCGAGCCAAAGTAGTCCACCAACAATTATGAATCCAGCAGGCCAGTAAATCGCTGAGGATGCAACACCAATCAACAGGAGACTGAAGCAATAGAGAGCGAGCTTGTAGATCGGAAACGGCAGCTTAGCAATCCACTGCTTGAGCTTGTTCATAGCGAAAGGAATCCCCTCTCCGAATAAACGTTCTCCTCAGTTTCATCCAGGGCAGAGCAACCAACAGCCATGATGAGCGCAACTACCCCATCAATTTTTTCGTAGCTGGTCTTCTTCGATGGCTTGATGTTACCTGCCGCATCTTGTTCTGCTGAGAGATTACCAACCATCCAGCGGAGAACTGGATTAGCTCCATGCTGGAGTTTCTTCGATCGGATTAGATCCCAAGTGAATTTCATTGGAGCTGAAAGCGATGCGTATCCTTGGCCGCATGGCGCAACTTCAACTCCATCCTGCTGAAGATCCATGATGATTTGATGCGCGTTCCAGCGGTCATAAGCAATCTCTTGTATTCGGAACTTCTCGGAAAGATCATCAACAATGAAATGGAAAATCTGGCGATGATCGATGACCTCTCCGTCGCAAAGGAACATGAACCCTTGGCGACTCCAGGTTAGATATTTCCCTCGACTCTTGCGCTCTCTCTTCTCTGCCACATCCGATGGAGTCCAGAAATAAGGAAGGACAGCACGCTCATTCGGAAAATAAAGAACAAGAGCTGCAACATCCTCTGTTGACGCGAGGTCAAGACCTGCATAGCACTCGCAGCCGATCAAGTCAGACTCAACCAGGTCGGCGCCCTCGCAAGCATCCCATCGTTCCAGTGGCCAACAACGGATATCCTGTTGCGTCTTCATATTCAGATGCAGGCGCTTGAAGGTATTCTCAAATGCAGGGTCAGCTTTCGCTTTGAAAGCTTTTGACCTCATGTATTCCCAAGTCGGACTAATGCCAAGATTCGGATTCACTCGCTTCCAGACCTCTTCATCTATCCAGTTTTCTTCCCCATCCGCCTCATAGAGAACGGGCAGGAAGCTTGAGTCTGGAATCGTTCCATCTCTTACATCTTGAGCATACTTATGCTTATCGTTACAGATTGATTCGCGCTCGAAGTCAGCAGTTGTAATGAGGATCAAGATCGGCTCATCGCGACTACCCATCGAAGTCTCAAGAGCCTCGATCAAACTGGGATCCTCTACCGCATGCAGCTCATCAACAACGACAACGCTCGCATTATACCCATGCTTCGTTTTCGCAATCTTTGATACTGGCCGATAGAAAGACATCTCCTCCTCGCGAGTGATCGAATCTCTGAGGATCTTGCAACGTGAGTTGAGGTTCCATTCCTGCTTGATCATCTGCTTTGAAATCTCAAAGACAATTCCAGCTTGCAGCTTGTCACCAGCAGCGACATAGATTTCTTTCCCTGGCTCTTTATCAGTGAAGAAGACAAAGCAGGGGATACCGGCAGAGAGTGTAGACTTACCGTTCTTGCGAGGGACATAGATGAACGTTTCGCGATATCGACGAAACCCATCCGGCTTCTTCCAGCCGAATAGGTTCGCCAGTATCGCCATCTGCCAAAGCTCAAGCTTGAAATTGTATTTCGCCCATTTGCCTTTGACGTGAGTAAGTATCTCGCAGAAGAAAGAGATTACAGCAATCGCTGCCTCCTGATCGAAGACACAATCTCCCGCATCTCGATGCGGATCGTATCCAGGCACCAGCATGATGATCTCTTCGAAATCGAGGAGATCGTATCGACGTTTCTCTAATGCTTCTTCCCAATTCATGATTCTAGTGGAGCGGACATCAATCATTTTCTTGACAAGGCAGGATTAGCGCGCATCCGGTCTTCGGTTTGAAGGGCCTTGATCGCGTCGCTCGAGGCCCATTCCGTAAAGTGAGAACAAAAATCATTTGCCCTGCGCTTGAGTGGCATCCCGCCAGAAATCCCAGCTCGCGTTTCAACACAGACCGATGCACGTGGCACAAAATATTCACACCATCGGCATTCTTGTTTATTCATTGCTTGATTCTTCCAAGTTCATAAGAACGCAACCAGCAAGGCAGCGATGGTAATCGCTATGATTATCTGCCAAGTGTAACTTGTCTTGTCCTTAGTCTTGATCCAAGCATCTTCAAGAATCTTCCTCCTCTCCGCTGGTGTCGATTCCTTCCATTCATCATCATCGATCTCAATCCATCGCGGCTCGTGTGGTGGTGGTGGTGGTGGTCTTGGTGGTGTATAGCCCACGCCTGTGTACCTCGCTTCCCATTGCTTACGCATCTCTTCCAACTCAGAGTCACTCAAGCAAGGCTGTTTCGGTACTGGCTGCCCCATCAAGCACCAGCCGCCTTGAAGAATCTCGACTTCCTTGTATCGTCACTCGCTGCCGCTCCGGCTTGAGTCGCTTCCGCCGTGATCCTTGTCCTGGCTGCCGGCGTCAAACCGAACTCTTGCTCAAGCCGCCTGAGTTCCGCAAACAGCACCGCAGCAGCTTTCAGCTCCGGATAAGCATGAAAGGTTGTCTCTCCCTCTCTGTTGGTCAATTGGTACTGATGCCCATACATCTTCAAGAACTTCTCAGCTACCAGCCAGCGCTGCCAAAGAACGCAATAGCGAGCCAGAGCACCGCCATCGATCTTCGTGAGGATGCCCATCCGATCGAGCATCTCAGTCAGGTTATCCCATTTCGTCTTTGCGATACCATCGACCCAACCAGGCCGACGAGGCATCCCCTTGTCTGGTTGCGGCTCTTTGCCTTCCTTCGTTCTCGCCTTGCCTCTCCATGATCCTCGAGCTTCAAGGATCTTTGTCGGCGTTGGTGGTGGTCCACGTCGACTCATCTTCATACCTCCTTCCACATAATTCCTTATTCAAAGAGGACAAGAACAATGAGGGAGCGCCAAACACGCTCCGCACCCCTGAAACAGGTATGCGACTAAATGCACCACATCCTGGATATTGACAAAGCCGCTCAAGTTCACGTCCGCACTGTCGAAGCAGCAAGGAGCCGATCCTTGGTTGGTGGTGAACTCAACGAGGTAGACAACGTCGGACATGTTCGGCTGCCCACCAGAGCAGTCCACGTCCCCCCGGTGGACTCCGGGACCGCCAGGAACACACTCGTCACCGAACAACACTGGAACGATACTCAAGACACAAATTAAAAATAAATACTTCACGATGCTATGGGTGCCTCCTGAAAACGATCCTCGAGAACGGAAAGGTATCGCTCTTCTTCGCTGGCTCTCGAGGATCTTGCCTAACGGTTGAATCCTTCCATCAACAGATAAACATCTGCTGTTGCCGTCGCGACAACATCAACAACCTCTGTCACGACAAAGAATAGTTCCAGGAACGGGATAGCCCGAAGCGCTCCGAATCCCGTTGCAAGCGTTCCTGTTCCAAGCAGTTCAGCACCAGAGCCGCCAAAAGTGATGATCTCGCTTGATCCACCGATAGCACCAGTGCTGAGTTTCGTATTAATCAAAGTTGCCGCAACCACTGAATGAATAAGATCGCTTTTCGCTTCATCTCTGTAGACGTTAACGCCAACAGACACGAGACCAGTTGTTGCAGTACCGGCAGCGAGCGTTTTCTCAATTGAGATCGAGAACTGAAACTGTCCAGTCGCATCAACATTCAGAGATGCCGTAGTGGTGGCCAACGCCTTAAGATCGATATCGGCCAAACCAAGTTCAGCAGGTGTTACAACTCTCATCATTATCTCCAGTAGTAATAATTGATCGGTGACACCTTCCCGAAAATACTTGAAAGGTCCCTTCCTGCGCTGCCATTACGAATATACGCTCGCTCTACTGTAGTTAAGACGCGATCCCAAAGACCAAGCTGTTCTGTTCGTCCATCGCTGAAGTTCTGTAGCGACCCACCGCCACGATCCACGCCGACAGTGAGGGGCGCTGGACCTACGTGAACGCCGGTAGTATGGGCGATACTGTCCTCCATACCATCCACTTCAATATGAAGCCGTTGACCGACGGAATCATGCCAGGCAATGATCTGCATCCAGGTACCCAAGGGAGGCTGCCCGAAGGTTGTTGCCGGACTAATAATGGAGGAGGTACCGTCGTTGCTAACGATAAAGCGGATAAGATCCGTCCCTGGAAACGCATACTGAATCTGGTACTGGAAATCGGGGAGGGTGTTTTTGGCAACAATCGACTGAGAGGCTACGAGCCTGTCGTTGATAAGGGCCCGAACCGAGATGGTGAAGTCTCCGGTTTTGTCGAGAGAGCTATTGTCCGAGACTTCTAAGTATTCCGAACTGGCCCGAACAAAGTCTGCCGCCAGAGGCTGGACAAGGCTGGCTCCAGAGCCGACCGTGGCAACGTCTGAAAGATGATCGTTGCTCAACAATGCGCTACGCTGGCCACCCACTTCCACGATAGGCCAGAAATGAGTCCATCCGTTCAAGAGGCTTGATGGCAAGGCCATTCATTTTGCTCCTTATCCCATCGTCCAATGCAGCGCCATCAACACTACGATGCCAACAATGGCAGACTCTACAAACACCACCACCAGACAGGGCATGCACCAGATGCCAGGCGCTTCCCGCCTACGACACCGCTTGCAATAGCGTATGGCTACCACCAAAAAGGCTCCTCTTAGACTCCACGATAAACCACTAATGGGAATCTTAGAAAGGCAAGAGCAAAATCACCATCAAAAAAGCGAGCGCAGAGAGGAGAAATCTGCACTCGCGAGACTAAGAAAAAGAACCCTGGAAGAAAGAAGATCAGGTTACTACTTTGATCCACCCAGAGACAAAGCCGATGTTTTTCTTCTCAATTCCCCATTTGGCGACCTGCTGAGAAGTCGTATACATCGACGGGTAGAGTATCCAGCGACCCCGACCATCGGCATACTGGAACAAATGCCCATACTTTTGATCGGCGTCCAACTCGTACTTCGTTCCGACTTTGGCATCAGCAGGGATCTGGATCTTGAAAGTATAGATCGGCATCAGGCTCACGATCCTGGCCTCGAGAAAAGTTCTCTTACTCCTCTTCGGTGCCTCTGTGGGTATCGGTGCCTCAAGCTCGTCTTGAGTCAAGAGCCACTGGAACCACAGAGATCCAATCTGGATAAAGGTATCCTTCCAGCCCGCCCCCTTGTGCTGCTTCTGGATCGTCTGCGGATCTATTCCGAGTAGATCCTTGAGTTCCTTAGTCTCATCAGAGCCGACAAGGGTCAACGATCTGTCGCATCCTACAGCCAGACCGAACCCAGTAACGGGGAGATTCGTCCTGCCGAGAACCTCAATCCTGACCGTCTCCCCTGGCTTGCCCTCTGCCTCGCCAATGACGATTAAGGATTGCAACTCTTCCTCTGGATCTCCCTTCGCTGGATCTTCCTCGGTCTCATCTGGTGGCGAATCCGGTTCTGTAATCTCATTGAGAATCGTTTGGACAGATTTACCTGTAGAGATTGCCGCTTTCCTGATGACTTCAAGATCCATCGTTCACCTTCTTTCCTATTTCTTGCGCCACTGTTGTAACAGATCCTCTCCCTTCGCGCTCACCCGATAGTAGAAAGCTGGTCCTTTCTGCATTCTGTTGAGTGCCTGATGGTTCCAGTACAGCGAACGTATGGCCGTCCGAGTGTACTCTTGCGAATAGCCGCTATTGATTCGGACATCCCAGAGAGACATCCACTCAACACTGGTGCCATCTTTCAGATTCCCAGTTGCGATCGTCTCAAGGATCGACCGCAAAGACTGCTTACTTATTGGAACGCTCATCCCTGGATCGCTTTCAAGGTGCAGCTCCCCATCCAGAGGAGAGCCAGCAACATCGCCGAAGCGAGAAAGAAGATGCAGAAGTAAACGAACCAGCTCGCAAGCCTGTTCAGCGCTGGCCTGATTTTTTCAGGATCCTTTTCTGTCGTCATCGCTCTTTCGTCCTGCGAGATAACCAGCCTCGAAAGCATCTCTCGAGATCGTGCCGACCCAAATCCACCCTCCCATGATGTCGCCGCGATTCGCTTCTGCATACTCTTGCCAGATCTTTTCCCATTCCGAATACAACTCAATCATAGTCCGCTCCTCATGGTCGTTCTTTCTCCAACACCGCAATCGCATCGAAGCGTGTCAGTGTTCGCTTACTCCCGTCTGGTGTTCTCACCAGCAAAGAATCAACCTCATCTACAGTCTTGCTATCGGAGAAACGATGAGTCCTACTTACCTCTTCGATCGTCGCAGACTGAAGATAGATCCTGCCGTCTGATCCTCTTCGCGCATAAGCGATCTTCTGACCAGGAAGGAATACGATGCGCCGGAAGTCGCAAGGCTTCGCTTTCGCTTTCATCCCATTTCATCCATATCGGCGGCATTCAAAGGGAGCAAGAAAAACTCCGATCGCCTGTCTTCATGCCGAAGCTCTCGCAACTTGTAGATGAACATCGTTGACGGCTTGCCGCACCTGGCAACAGGAACATGAACCGTATCACCATTGCACTCGACCTCTTGACCGTCTAACGGACCGCCCTTAGCGATTGCTTTCACGTTCACGTTTAAGGCTCTCCTCATACTTCGCAATGACCGCAAATTAATCCACCTTCACCATCGGCTATCCACGTTGTTTTGTCAGTGCCGATCACGATC